CCCCTCTGCTACGCGGGATGTTATGGGTAGGTCTCTCTAGGGGATTCCCTAGACGCCCTTTTCCATGCACTCGCCATAACAGAAAGGAAGCTTCTCTGAGGCCGGTCATTGAAAAATGACCTTGTCTGGCCTCGGTGGCTGTCAACTCCGATGGTTGCTCCAACAGTTCAACGGCCAAACCAAGAAATCTATCGCATAGAGGGATCTTACTACGCTGACTACATGTTCCGTGTTCGCTGGATTCAGAAATTTCCAGTCGACCGGCCCTTGTATTATCACGCGAAGCGAGGCCATCTTCGTGCGAAAGGTTATAATGGTTTGACCATGTTGGGCACACCTACGAAGGACGCAGCGCAGATTTGCAATCTAGCGTGGTACAATCAGAGTCTCGATACGCAGACCATTAACTTGGCCTACGAACGATTCAAAGGTCGTATCTACGATAGCGCGCAATTCGGCGTAGACTTTGCTGAGTACCGCCAGGCACTCGGCATGGTTGAGCGTTCTGCCACCACACTGTGGAGGTTTACTAAGCAAGTAAAAGGACTTAACTTCTTAGGAGCTGCTTCTACTCTTCGGATGCATTTGCAGCCGAGAGGTATTAGCGCTCGTAAGTCGTGGTCAAATAACTGGCTTGAGTATCATTTTGGTTGGGAGCCTCTTTTCAAGGACATTCATGATGGCCTTGAAATTTTGCATAACCCAATCAAAACCTTCACTAGTGCGAAGGGACGTGCTCTTAACTTCGACAAGTTCCATATTGCCGACCATCAACCCACCAGTGCCGTTTGGACTGATGATGATGTGGTAGTTTACTACCAGTGTCAGCAAGGCGGAGCGGTCGAAGCTATCGCTGATTACGGCCTTCACTCGCTCGACCAATATGGGGTCTTGAACCCCTTATCAGTTGCGTGGGAGCTTGTGCCGTTTTCCTTCGTGGTTGACTGGTTCGCTAATGTAGGCCAGGTTCTGGGCTCTCTTAGCGACTTTGCTGGTATGACATTAAAAAATACGTACTGGGGCCGAAAGATAATCACTGTGGATAACGGAAGGAACGACTATCGACCCGGTTATACCGGGCCGCGGACGCTCCAACCGAATTCATGGACTGCCTTCGGCGTCTGGACGGACAGGAACCTAGGACTAAGTTCCCCGTCTTTTAATGTCAAAAAACTCACCCTCCCCTCAGCCACACGCGCTGCTACCGCAGTTTCCCTTCTCATTCAGCAGTTGTCGCGAAAGTGACATCTCTGTCTGTAAGGAAATTGCTTATTGGCCGTGTAGGGGAGTCCATCTGCTGTCGCGAATTCTCGCGCAGTAAACGAAAGGAAACTTCATGCCTTCGATGGCTTCCATTACCGTCAAGAAAGCAGACGGTACGACCGACATCGTGTACGATGCCATTGCTGCCTCTGGTGGCGAAAGCTCACCTGCAGTATGGCGTCAAGACACTGGTGCGGCCGCGGGACTTCCCGTTGGACTTCGTTCCCTCTTCAAGGTGTCGAGCAAGTGGAACGGTCCGAAAACCGCTCGTCAGCTGAGCTTTGAGTTCAGCATGCCGTATGCGGTTCAGGATTCGACCACCACGCTCTACTCCGCGAAGGATCGCGTCGTGTTTACCGGCGTTCTCACGCTTCCTCAGGGCATCCCCTCGGCTAACCTCAATGAGGTGAACCAGGTGCTGAATCTGATGGCCTCGACACTGATCAAGAGCAGTGCGCAGGCCGGTTACGCTCCCACTTAACCGGGAGCATAACTGATGCGTGATAACTCGTTGAACACTTCTTCGCGAGTGCTCCTTCCTTATTTGGAGGAGCTCGGGACAGCTAGGGCTCTTAGCGTGGCGATTATGCTGCGCTATGATGACCTAGCTGGGATCATGTCGTTGTCGACTGATCCACGCCACTACGATAACGTTAGGTCCTACTTCTGTGACCGCCAAGCTACAGATCTTATTCGTAAGGTCCGCGGGCTTGCCGTTCCGGGAGTAGATCGTCGTGCAACCGCCTTTAAAAAGTGGCTAGACGGCGAATACCAGTGTTACCGGACCAATGAGCGTCTCTCCAAGTTCAACTACGGTGGATTCCTCCATCCGTCGGACTTGGCGGTCTTTCGGTTTCTCCGAAAGGTTGCAAAGCAGATACGCGAGTGGATCGGGACGAGCCCTCCTTCCTTAGATGATATCGAAGGTCGGTTTGGCCCTGGTGCTACGTTCTCTGATCGTGGACGTCTGACGACAGTCCCAGATAAAATGACG